AATCCATATGGCACGCCTATACCATGCAATATCAACGGGCCTGTCCGGGGCTTCATCCAGCTATCCCCGCAAGTTCATCGCGCCCGCAAACTATACCACCACGCGCTCGCCATGTCAACAAAACCGCATTTTTGACATAACGCGCGGCTTATGTCAAAAATGCGGTGGGTTTCTGACATTAGAAAAGCGCGACGGTTGCGTTATTGCGCTTGCATTGCGCGGCTGTTGCGGTATATGTGGTGGTAACGTGAATAGGAGAATTGAGAATGACCAGCAAGCAACGAGAAATCATGGCGGCATGGGGGCAAGCTGATGATGATTTTCCAGAAAAATCCACAGAATTCATTATTGCAATCATATGTGACCGCATGGGGTGCGACCATAGTGATGTAATCGACGCCCTTGCTGTTGAAAACGAGTCCACCAAATGACCCCCGCCGAATTCCGCGCAGCATATGAAGGCATGGGCATGACGCAACAGGCCCTTGCCGACGTGCTGGATATAGGCCTGCGCACGGTGCAGGCTATCGTTGCGGGCAATACGGTTGATCCGCTCTATGCCTATGCCATGATGGGGCTGATGTTGACCGGAATAGCGCCGAAAGCATGGGTCAGGATTGCGCATTGCTATGGCGGCGGGGCTTGGCACCAATATGACAAGCTGCCAACACTAGATCGGCTTGTGGCACTGCAAAACAAATTACATGGGCCTGGATCGCATTGGATCGAATATAAATATGGAGCGGCGGAATGAGGTTTTCACACACAATCACGCGCAACCTACCCGATGGTTGGGACATGGTTATCAGCTACCGCAACCAACGCAGGCCGTTCACGCTGCGGTTTAACGGAATTGATGTGGCGACAGGGCTTGAATGGCCGGATGCAGGCTACAGCGACAAAGCGGGGCTTCGGCATTGGTGGCGCTTGCAACACATCATCGCCACCGATCACGAGGCTAAAATTCAGGCGGTGTTTGACGCATTTACCACCGCAGAGGAGGCACGGCGCGAAAGCGATGTTGCCGCGACAATGGCATCGGCTCAGGAAAGAGAGGACGCAGCGCGGACGGCGGCAAATGCGGCGCTTAATGGGGTGACGGAATGACAAAGAAACCGGACTTTACGCACCGCCCGCGCGATTGGTTTGATTGTGCAGACGCCTATCGCCGCATTGAAGCTGCTGAAATTGCCATGTTTGCCACCCGTTCAATCGTTTCCGGGCATATGTCGCCAGATGCAGACGCCGGACATATTCAACGGCATGTAGAATTGCAGCGAAAGCGGCTCTTATTCACGGACAGACAACCGGGCGGAAATTATATGGGGTGGCCTTGCGAACCTCGCACGGTTGCTAGTCGCTTGCCGATTTGGTGCTAACGCCTAGCAGCCTCATAAATCGCCACCACGGGCATGTAATCACACCGGAATGAAAGGAGACATAGCCTTGATAATCGATGGTTACAATATGAGTTTTGATGCTTTTGATCGGAAGGTGTTTGATGCCATCAAAGAGCGCCACTTTGCGAGAGTATTGTTAAAGCCTGTAGTATCAATATTTATGCCAGATGATGCCCCGACACTTACCCACATACCACGCGAGATTGACAAAATCAGCGTCTCGCCGTGGTTAAACAATGAACTACGGTGGCGGAGAACCCCATCTACTGCAAAAATAGCAGTTGACTACTGCGACGGCCAAGGCGCGCGAGTTAGATGGTTTGGTATTATTGTTGATTTTGATGAGACACTTAACAAATTACAGGCAAGGCTTGGCCCAGATGCTTAACGACACCCCGCATCCACCAACCGAATAAGCCGCGCCCCCGTCACCATAGATCGCGGCCCGCCATCATCGGCCAAAGCGGCGGCATGTTCAGACCGTGCCGCCGTTGTTCCGTCGCAGATCGCGCTATCGTTTTGCGCGCTCACGCAACCACCGCTGAATATCATCGACGCTATCATCAATTTCCACACGGCCCATTGCCTCCATTGTGAGTTTGTATTCGCTCGCCGCTTCCAGAGCCGTCTCAGCGCGCGCCTCTCGCTTTGCCCCGGCACGGATAGCCCAGACAGCGGCAAGGCCTGCTACGGCCCACGCTAGCGCGCGGCGGATGGGGGCGGGGATAAGCCAAGTCATTTGCGCCGCCACCCGCGAATAGATGCCACCGCCGCCAAGGCATTGCCTACCGCCGCCGTCGCAGTCAGTGCGAATTCGCGAAGGTTGAACGGGTGAATATCGAGCATCCACGTTTCCGCGTTAAAGTCGGCATAGCCAGACATTGCCAGCCCAGACGCGCCGAGCCCCAAAACGTAGATCAGAAAGCGACCTTGCCACATGATTAATCCCCTTTGCTGATTTTGAAGCCGATCAAGCCGACAATGATTGCAATGATTGCAGCGACAAAGCCGCGCGGCTTTGTTTGATTGGTTGCGCCGTCTTTTGGCTTTTCGCCTGCAACCGATTGGTTTTGCGGGGTAGTTTGTTTGATTGCGTTTTGATCGGCATCCGCCAACGCATCCCGACGAACCGCATCAACCCGCGATTGCCAGCCCCGCCCGAAGTCGCGCCATGTTTCAAGCCCGCGCAAAAACCGCAACCGGCTATCGCAAAGCGCGGTGATCAGCGCCTTGGGGTCGCAGTCGGCAACCTTTGCCAATGTCTTTGGCCCAATATCGCCGTCGGCTTCCACGCCTAAAATCCGTTGCAGGTGTTGCGCCGCCCGCCCCGGCCCGGAGTTGACCGCAAAGTCAGTCATGGCATAATCAAGACCGATCGGCAGTAAATCGGCTTGCACCTTGTCGGCATAGAACGTCTTGAACACTCGCACGGCGTCCGATTCCCGAAGGTGGCGTAGATCGGTTATGTCGCTATCGCCGTCGCCGTCCACATCAATGCCAAGCCGTTTCAGGGTGCCAATGGTGACGCCGCGATTGGTAGCGCCGCCGGGGTCGCGCGGGTGGTTAACAAACCCGCCTTCGTGCTTCAAAATGCGGGGGATGTAGATTTCTGCGCGTGTCATTTCATAGCCCTGCCTCGATCAATTTTGCCGCCGCGTGCATTACCGCCGCCGTATATGGGGCCTCGCATAGCCCGTAGTTGTGAGCCAGCCGCACCAATTCAGCATGAACCTCCCCCGGCGTCATTTTGGGGATAGCTTCGGGGTTGCACGGCCCTTGACGCAAGACATTCATTTTTTCTGCTCCAAATGCCGCACGTCGCTTTCGATGCGCGTGAACCGTTCCGTCATTTCTAGCCGCATTTTCATAACTTCGCCCGTTAATTCTTTCAGGGCGTCGGCAAGCTGCGTATCGGGGCTTTCCTTTTTGCCGAACTTGTATAGCAGGGCCAACAGCGCACCGCCGACAACCGCAGGCAATCCGCCCTTTTCGATCAAGGCCGGGATTTGCGAAATCAAGTCCGAATCAGCCATGCCGCACCGCCCGCGCAAAATCACCGATATTCCAGCAGATAAATGCAACGTGCATCCCTAGTGCCGTGCCGCCCCATATCATAATCGGGTCGCCATATTCCGCCGTTGCGCCGCCGTAGGTGAACAGGGAAAGCGTTGCGCCATGCCAGAAAGCCCCAACCAACCGCAGCGCCGCAGACCAGCGCCAAGAGCCGTTAATAATGATCCCGGCAAGGTAAAGCCCTGATGCCAGCATGATCGACGTCGCCCACCATTCTGCCGGATACGCCCCCACGACTTTGCCATAAATCCGCTCGTCCATTACCGGGGCTTCCCGCATCTTTGCTGCGACCCAGAATGCCACAGACATACCTAAAAAGGCAAGCTGGACGACAGTCTGACTATCTCCGTGCCGCCTTAGGTTGCGGGATGCCGGGGGTACGAACCAGTCTTTCACCGCCGCGCCCCCATAACCATGAGATAGCCCCCACATGCCAGCACAACGGCAGGCCACCACCAAGGCCCATACCATGCGCCCAAGGCCACCATAACGGTGTCCTCTGCCCCGTCAGCCCATGCCCCGCCGCGAAACATATCGCCGCGCTCTTTGACCAGCCAGTAGGCCAGCGCCAATCCCGCCGCCAACCAAATGCCATACCCCGGCAACCCGGCAACACACGCGGCCCCCAGAACCGCGTGCCCAATGCCGACCACCGCCCGGCGGTAAGCCCGATCTAACGGGCCCACCTGATTGCTAGGCGTCATGATTTCTGCCCAGATCATGGACATCATGTTAGAGCCAAACCGTGGCTTCAAACAGCATACTGACCGATGTTCCGCTGGTGATGTCTGTTGCTGCCAATGACGTTGCACTTGCGCCAGTCAAAAAGAACTCGAAATATCCAAGCCCGGGTGTGTACCGCCCGGCAACCTCATATCGGGTTCCCATGGCCACGTTTGTCAAGAAACCTACCGCGAACTCAGTGGGGGTCGCAGATAGCGCAGGAATAACCGGGAAGCCACCAATACGCAGCGCCCCCGACGCAGTTGTGAATGTTGGCGTCGCAACAAGGCGGCACTTGATATTCAGCAAGTCGCCGTCCAAGCGATACGCGCCACTAACTGCACCATATGCCACTGACAAGTTGCCGGGGGTGGCGAATGTCAGTGTCGGCGTCCAAGAGATTTGGTTTGTCTTGACGCGAACCCGCCCGCTAAGAATGTTTTTCCCCACCATGTTCATCGGCGTATTGGTTGCCGCAAAGAACTGCATGTCACCCAAGTTGATTGCGCTATTGGCACCGGATTGAACGAAAGCAGGGGTTCCTAGCGCGTCAATGTCCCATTCGTTAACCGAGCAACCATTCATGTTCAATATGCCATTTGCCGCCGTGACCTTGCCATAGCCGCCGCGACGATTGCCGCCCGAAGCAACCATGCGGACCCCAACCATTTGGATTTCCTTGAAGTCGCTCTCGATTACAATGTTCTCGGCTTCAACTAGGGTTTCCTCGGCAGCATTATCATAGTGCGCCATCGTGCCGCCAACAATATGGCCGGAAACACGCCACCCGGCGGCGTAGGTGCCCGTAACTTTAAGGGATGTATTGTTTGCATCAAGATAGCAATCCGTCATGTGGAAGTTGGTCGTCGCCCCGCCAACAAGTGCCGTCGTGGTCTCCGACGGGTAAAACTCCACCGCTTGCGCCGCGCCAATCGTAAAGCAGCCGCGCATCAATAGCCCGTCAACCCGCCCAAACCTAAATGCTTTCAGGTTATTCAGCGTCCACACACGTTCGTTTACCTGCCAAACGTTTGTATTGCCGCCAAACGGCCAGAAATGGAAGTCAATGAAGCGGGTGACATCATAGTTCGCGTCCGCCTCAAGGCCAACCGTAAGCGGGTTGCCGTAAACCTGCTCGTAGATACCCTGCTCACCACCAGTGCGAAGTCGAAGCCCGTGGGTAAACTCAAGGAACATCACCTTACGCGCACCGCTTTTTTCATCTCGACCGGGGCGCGAAGTGTCCGCGAATTGACCAGATGTCACAAACCACGGCGTTACAACTGGGACCCATGCGGCTGGGCGTGTTGCAGTTTGGCGATTGCTATAGCCCATCAGGCTTTCGATCATCCCGCCACGCCCCAAATGGAACATGCTTTCCGCAGTTGCTGGCAGGAAGTCGCAAATGAACACCGACCCCGATAAGTCAGCGACAGACGACACATTCATGCTTGAGAACTGATAGCCTTCACCAATCAATTTAACGTCGTTCAGAACGACTTGATTGGTTAGGCGATATTTCCGCGAGGATGCATTAACAATGGGGAATCCTGCTGTCGTTGCGGCGATGACTTTCGCGGTGTCATCAGCCAGCCCGTCACCATCAACCCCCCAATGCTCAAGATACACGGGGGCCACTGGCGACCAATTCCGCGCGCCCGCCGTGGTTAGCGCCGTGCCCGCCGGGTTGTAGACATATTTACACCACACCCCGTTGTGCAAAACCGCAATGGCGTTGACCGTTACGGGAATGGTTGCCGCGATTGCAGCCGCGCGGGTGGCGAAGGGGGTTGAAATGCCCAGCGCATCCCTTGCACCTTGCACTGTAGACGCGCCCGTGCCGCCCGCAACGATAGGGCGCGGCGTGTTTAGGTCGGCAACGATATCGTCCATCAGCAGGTTGTATGCTGGGGCCTCAATGTCATCGCCGTTCGTTGGCGTCGTGCCGGATGGCTTCGAGTATACGCCGGGGCCTGATCTTGGCATGTTATTGGCCTTTCATGTTGTTAACGCCGCGAACCGCAGCAGGGATAGCGCCCATGCCAGCCATTCTAACGATTTGTTCGAGTGTTTTGCCAGCGTCAAGGTTTTGCGGGTTATCTATCAAAGCCTTGAGAATGGCGTTTAGGCTTTGCGGCGCGGTTCCGCCTTGACGGGTCAGAACATCCGCCAATTCGCTGCGAGTGTCTGCGCTTGCGCGCGCAATAGCGTCAGGAGAGCCCCCAGTGACGCCTCCTATCAGGTTTCGCCCCGCCTTGATAACCTCACCACGACGAAGCGCGCCGGGGGCGTTCACGGCGTCAACTGCTTCTTTGGCGAATTGCCGTCCTGCTGTGGCGCTATTAGCCGAGGTATTGGCGCGAAGCCCAATTGCCGCCCCGGCCTCGTCCAGTTGCTTTTCAAGTTTAGGCCACGCATCGCCCAAAAGAAGCTGCATTTTTGACCGGGCAGCGGGTGAAGACATGTTACTCCAAGCCGTCGAAGCCGCGCGGGCGTCAACATTCTGATCGGACGCAACGGCCCGAACATTGGCGAGGGTTTCGTCAATCTGCGACCTCAAGCCTTGGCGAATTGCCGTCATTTCCCCCGGCGTGGAGTTTTTCACCATATCGGCAACGGTTTCGCGTGTGGTTTGGGGCCGCAAGACTGTTGCCCCAAATTCTACGCCTTTAGTCCGGCTGATAGTGTCGGCCCCCGCCGCAAGGGCGTCCTTATATTCGGGGCTGATTTCAGTCAGCAGATCGCGGATTTCACGCGCCCGCTTGCCTGCCTCAACGCCGTATTCAGTCTGACCACCCATGAGGCCTTGCCCCGCATTTGTCCGGTTAACCTCGTCAAGCGCACGCTTGATTTGGTCAACATCACGGATGCTTTGCATCGGCACGGTATCCACCGCTTGCGCAGGGGCAGTTGGCCCGCGCGCCATGGCTCGATCTTCACGGGTGAGCGCTGCACGCCGCGCCTCATATTGTGGAAAAAGTTCGTCAAGTTCTGAAAATGTGGCGCTGTCAATCATATCTTCGGACGCAAGCAAAGGCTGGCCCTTGGCCTCCGAAACGATAGCCCCAATCACCGCGTTGCGGTCGGCATAATTCCCGGTCCCGTCGCCAGTCATGGTGTCTGGAAACTTGGAAATGTCGAGATTGTCCAGATCACCCATGCCGCCACGACGGAACAAACCCGGCGCGGTTCTTGGGTTGATCCCCAAGGCGTAAAGCTCTTGCCCTGCCGACGATGAAGGGTCAACCCCGCCCAAAGCCTTGATCGTGTGTGATGTTGGCCGCTTAAAGCGAGAACCGCCAGAAACCCGGTCATATTCCGAAAAGAAGGCGTTGAGTTCCTGCCGTTCTGCATTATTGCCAGCCAATGCCCCCGGCTTGGAAGTCACCGTGTCCGCAAATTCATCGGCATATGCGGAATCAGGCACATAAGGCGCACGGGCCTTCATGCTCGCATTCTTCGCGGCAAGTGACATCACGTCTTTGGGCGTTGTCTGCAACAGCCCGCGCAATTCCATGCCAGCAGGAGACCGCCAATCAATATCCTTGCTAAACGCTTGATCGTAGAGCCAACCTCGATTTGCCGCCGTTTCCGAACGGATAGCCGATTGCGCCGAATTCAGGCCAACAGGAGCGCCCATTGTTTCATCAAGAATGCGCGCAATGTCACCATATGCCCCCTTGGCCCGGTCATTAATCCGCTGCGACGCGATTTGAGCGCCGGGAACGGGCGTTTGCATTGCCATATCAAGCGCACCCGTGGCGCTACGGCTTGCATCGCCAAGCATTGCGCCTTGCCCTGATTTGACTAGAGCCTCTCGCATGGCGCGGGGGTCTTCACGCCCAATCAGATCAGCCAACACACGGCCAGTCTTTCCGCTTGTCCCGACAGCCCCCCCAATCTCAGCCCCCAAACGTGACCCGCGCGCGGAATCAGACACAGATCGAACGGCCTGCCGACCGAGTGCGCCAACAAGAGGCGTCGCGCCGCCAATAACGCCGCCCAGAGTGCCGCCTATGGCCGATCCTACCGCGCGGTTATCAGCCCCGCCTTCGCCTTCCATCCAGCCCTGAGCCGCGCCGCCCGCTGTGCCTAAGCCCATGCCGCGCAACACTGAACCGCCAAGGCTAGACGCACCTTGCATTAGATTGACGCCCAGCTTCCCTGGCGCAAGGCCGCCAAGAACATCAGCGCCGATCTGGGCAGGCAAGCCCATGCTGGCCTCTTGCGCGCGCTCATTTGCAAGCGCCCCCTCATAATCCACCCCCGGCAAAACACTTTGGACGGCGGCACGATATTCATCGCCAAGAACGCCAAAGGTCGCGCTTTCCATCGCCCGATTACCGAAGTTTGCAATAGGCTGCAAAACTCTGGCAAAGTTTTCGCCCCATTGGTCGTTAAAGCTCTTGGTCGGCTGCGCTCCCATACCCTGCATTGCGGCGGCGTCAATTTGCGCCTGCCGATCTGCATTGGCTGTTACATTGGCCGCGCGCTGATCCGTCCCAATTACAGGGGCTTGATGTTGAATGGGGGCCTTCGATACCCGCGCAAGCAAACTGCGGGCGGTCTTAACATCCCCCGCCTCATATGCCTTGCGCGCCGCTGCTTTGAATTGCTCGTCGGTGATACCCATTATTACAACCCCAACATAGCTTTTTCTTCAGGCGTTAGATCGTCAGGGATGCCCGCCCCAGTCGGTTGCGCTGGCTGGCCTGCTGTGCCTTGCGCCGATGAAAGCGGGTTAGCGCGGGATTGAAGCGCCTCAAACGCCTGCGGGCGCGTCAACTCGCCAGACCGAAGCCGCTGCACGATGGAAGCCCCTTCCGCGTCATACTGAGCAATCGCCCGCATAGTGTCCACGATGGTCTTGTTCCCCCCCGGCTGGTTGATAATGCGGGGAAGCGATTGCTTAAACAGCGCCAAGTCAGCGTCAGACATGGGGCCGGAACCGGGTTGCCGCTGCTCAGGAACGAGAGAGTTGATAATAGCCTGCGCGGATTGCACCGCATCGAGACCCTCGGTGTTTATGCCCCATTCGCCAGCGGCCTGTGCAAGCGCGCCTTGCATCCCGGTTGGGGACTGGGACAAAAGCCCTTCAAGCTGATCAATCCGCCCCAAATTGCGCTGCGCAGACAAGCCGGAATTGTAAACAGATGCAACGGTGTCAGCATCCCCCTTGGCGAAGGCTTCCTCAAACTTACCGCCGCCGCCGATGTCATTATTGACCGTAACGCCGCCACCGCCGATCAATTGCGGTGGCTTGCCGGACTCAATCGCATATGGCCGGGTGTCAGTTGCGGGGATGCCCCACTGTTGACGCTCTTGCGGATTGAGAGGCCGGGGTGCAACCGCCTCAGGCCCGCTTGCAATCATATTGCCTTGCGCGTCATAGCGTTGCTGCCCAGCGCCGAGGGTGAACCCATCACCGCCCGCCTGCACCCGACTATCAAAGATAGGCTGATAGGTCGTCGGATCAAGCAACACGCCGCCAACCTCAATCGGCTTAGGCGCGCCGGGGTTCTGCATTTGATCAAGCTCAATCCGCGCCTTTTGCATCTGCATTTGCTGCATAGGATCGGCGGCTTGGGTTTGCTGATCAATCATCGAGCCGATCATTGCCCGCTGTTGATCATTCATCCACGGGCTTTGCATCGCGGCGTAAAGCTCTGTCATTGGTATTTGTGGCGGGGCGTATTCGCCGCCTTGGCCACCGCCTACCTTGCTAACCCATTTGTTCGCAAACTCGCCCGCCGTCATATTGTCCGTGCCGCCGTTCAATCGCACGGCCTCAGAGCCGACAATAGCAGACGCCAGCGCGTTAGGGTTGGACAGCAGCTTAGACGCGCCGCCCGCACCCTGCTGATGGGCAAGATACAACTCGCCCGCCGTAGGCTCACGCCCCAAGACCTTGCGCAGTGAAGCCGCGTTATCCGCAGCCAGCCGCGCCGCGCCATTTGCTGCCTGCGTCGGGTCAAACCGATCAGTGACACCGTATTGCTTGGCCGTGCTGTCAATAAACTGAAACATCCCCCCCGCGCTGGAATTGGGGTTCTGCGCGTTTGGATCGCCGCCGCTTTCGATTTGCGCGACGTTGGCAAGATAGCCCGCTGGCAATCCATATTGTTGCTCAAGACCACCGAAGTCCAGCCCGCCAGACTTTTGCGGGGGCATAGACATGCCGCCTTGCATGCCGCCAGCATCCGCAGCAGGAAGCCCAAATGAGCCGCCACCTTGCGCGCCGATCATGCCGCTATCCGCCGCTGGCATTGGCTGGCTTGTCTCTGGCGGGATGCCGAGAACCGACATGGGCCCCGCGCCGCCACCTTGAGCAGCGCCTTGACGGCCCATCAAGCGGCTGAAAATATCATTCGCACCCGCCGCACCTTCGCCTTCGACCTTATCCAACTTGCGGTTTTGAATGCCAGTCATGACGCCATGCGCCAACTGCCCAAGACCCTCGCCTACATATTTGGCCGACCCATACCGGGGCATAAGCGCCGCAATCATTGCCCGCTTTTTGGCGACCTGATCCGGGGTTGCTTTTTGATCAATCGAAAACATACCCTGCGCGAAAGTCATTGCAGCGCCCTTCCATAATCAACGCGAAGGAAACCGTCGCTGCCCTTGCGAACAGCCCCCGGCTTTTTCTTCTGAACCTCTTGAGCCATAAGCCCGACTTCGGTTTTCGGTGAACCTTTGTATTTGAAACTGTAAAGCCCCATGCCGTCCTTGGTTTCGCCGATCTTCTTCTTATCCGTCTTGGCGTTTTCATCGGATAGCGAGAAGAGCCCGCCGATACCGCCAAGCATAGAACCCAAGGATGCTTGTTTCTGCTGCCAAGCCGCTTGCCGCGCCGCATCGCTATTCGCAATGATCGCGCCGTTATCAGTGCCCGCAATCCCGCCAATGCCCGCCGATGTCTGGAAGTTCGGCTGCGAAACCTGCCCACCACCCAACAGCGCGGAAATCTGGTTGATCCGTTGGTTATCCTCGGTCAGCAATTCGTTCGCGGCCTGCCCGCGCCCGGTCAGCAAAAGCTGATTGTAGGCGTCATTCTGCTGCTGGCCTTGGTTGTTCATTTCGCGGTCGTAAGCCTGCGACCCGGCCTTAATGCCTTGGTTTGAAAGCCGCGTCCGCAAATCCTCATCGCGCTGCGCAAACATCGGGTCAAGCCGCTTGCGGCCCAAATCCATCAGGCGGCTTTCGATTGCCTCATTGCCAAGCGAGAAGTTGCCCGTCAACTGTTTGCCGAGGGTGCCGGAAAGGTTATTCCCCAGCGTTGCCAAGTTCAGGCTTGCCGCGTCCTGCTGCGTCTTAATACCCTGCTGCGCGGCGGAAAGCGTGGTGTTGACCGAGAAGCGAGGGACTTGGTACGTCATGCCCGTGTAGGGGTCTGTCACCGACTGCGTGCCACTTTGCGTGAACGTGCGCGACCCATCCGGCCCCGTTTCGTCCATGTTTTGCAGCCATGCGTTGGTGATGCCAGTAGTGACATTCCCGCCCGTCGTTGCAGCGCTGGTCTCTTTAGGCGGGGTGGGTGCTGGGGCAGAAACGCACATATCGCTAATCCTTGAAGGTGTAAGACATTAGGCTCGCCACATCAGTAAAGCCCATCCGCCGCCATATTTTCGCCACACGAAGATCTGTAACTGGTGAAATTTGCACACGCTTAACACCGCGCGACTGAAGGTCCACAAGTATAAATTGCACGAGCTTTTTGCCGATCCCGTTCCGATGTTCTGGAAGGATATAGATCGTATCTTCAGACGCAATTTTCTCACTGGTGTGCATGTCCGCTGTCACATAGACGTTGCTATGCCCTACAGCCTTACCTTTAAACCTAACCACGTAATTTATCAACCATTTGCCGTCAAATGCTTCAAAATACAGGTCAAGACGTGGGTTATATCCGCCAATTTGCACGCCGGAGGCCATCAGCCGAGCTTGCATTTCGGAGAAATGGGCCCGATAGTTTGGCTCCAATTCTGAATAGTTGTCATGGCCGTTTTCGATGCTGATTTGATAGGTCATGTCACCATCGCCCCAACATGGAAAGTTGCGTCAATACCAACAAGCTCAATCTTTGGCTTGGATATGCTGCCAAATGTAAGCTGAACCTCCGGGGCAATTGCATAGCCCGTGCGACCGATTGCTGACCAAAGCGCGCGCGTCTGCGCAATGCTAGACCCGCCCCAAGTCGCATCGCCCCAAATGGAAACACCCCAAACGGCTGCGCTTGATTCCTCAGTTGCGGCATTAGGTGGCGAGCTTATCGCAAGATCGTGGTTGACCTTGGCAGATATGAAAGGCGCAGCGGGGGTCGAAAGCTGAAACGTGACCCGCATTTGCGCAATCGTCTTTTCAATTCCCGGCGTCGCCATGGGGTCGTGCTGACCCAAATAAACGCAGGTGTATGGAATAGTGTCATCGCTACCGCCGCTTTCGAAGCGATAGATCGACCCATCCTTGCCGCCAAACATCACCGACCCGTCAAAGTAAGTCAGGCATTGAACGCTTATTCCTGTGAACCTAGACCATGCCCCCGTTTGCAGGTTGCACACAAGGCAGGACCTCTCATTGTCCCCCGGCTGCGAAACAATGATGATATTTTCAGACGGCCATTTCTCAATTTCCCAAGCCCCGGCCCCAAGCTCAAACGCCTTTTTTTGCCATAGCGGGGTAATATTCTTCGTCACTGCGCCCAATTCAAGCGCAGCGGGGTCGCGTGAAATCGCCTGCGAGATCGGCACAAGGCCAACCTGCGTTGCAATCAACAGATCACCGCCTGCCTGCATCTTGCCCTTAGAGCCAAGCGGCGGCGTGATGCTGTAAACGCCTGCCTTATGCCAGTCCGCAGCGCTACCGGGGTTCGTGCCCTCATAAACGGCGACCTCGCCTTGATCGCTGACAAACACGCACTTATCGTCAAGGCCGTCGCCTGCATCCATCGACCATGTAGCCCCGAATAGAAGCGACCCGCCGCGCTTGAAAATGCCAGCCAGTGAAAAACTACTCGCCAGCCCCCCAATGCTATCAACTGGCAAATACCACGCCGTCATTGTGTTTTTTTCAACGAAAAACAGCCGATTAGCGAAAGACCACACATTGGAAAACAGCGAAGTCGATACGCCAGTGATAGCTGGCACTGATAGCCCGTCAATCTGCGTCCACGTCACCCCATCGAATAGCTGCGCTTTGTCAGTGCCGTTCACCGCATATAGGTAATCGCCGCCTGCCGTGCCGAATTGCTCGTGAGAATACACGCCGCTTGTCTGGCCTGAAATGTTCACCGCAGGCGGAACAATCCCAGAAACAGAGATGTTGCTGATTGTCGTGTCGGTTGCCGCAAAGGCAATCTCCACACCGCCCGATCGGTAGACGAACATCGCCCGAACTTCACCGCCAAGAGGGACATGCAGCGCCGTGCCGCCCCGCGCCTTGATGCCCTTAGTCGTGCAAATCCAGTTGTCCAAAATCAGCGCGCCGCCGGGGGTGGGCAGCGCAATGTTTTCATTCAACACAAGCCCGCGCATAGGCGACGGAAACGAAAACGCCTGTGCTGGCTGCATTGGCGGCTGCCCCTTTGGCGGGGCTTTGCGCTTGGGAAGGACTTGCATTAAATGCGGCTCCTATCGTCAAAGCGCGCAACGGCGGTTAGCGCCGCCTCATACTCTGCCTCATAATCCTCATAAGGCATGCCCTTTTGACGCCGCCAATGCACGATCAGGCCCTTTACCATAAGCTCCTCATCGACCAGCGCAACGTCGGTATCCGATGCCCACTTGTTGGACCCATTGCCGCACCAATTGCGCGACTGATAGCGCACGGTCGCGCTTGCCGACAACGCCATGAACGGCCAAAGCGTAATGCTTCGGGCCTCCAGCAGGAAATAGCGGGGCACACCCACAACGGGGGGCAGCGACGCCCATTCAGCGTTTGTGAGCGGCCTAACAGTCGCGCCCGCACTTTGCACCCCAATGCCGGGGATAATGCGTGAAAAGTCAGGGGGCAGGGTGTAAGCTTGCGTTACCCCATCCCCCGCAAGCGTCGTTGATTTGCGTAAAACGCCAAAATCCACGCGCCGTGCAATTTCATCGCCAACCGCGTTTGACATGACGACCGCCTCGGCCCATTCCCGTTTCGGCGAGGTCATGACCAAATCAGGCGATTCAAGGCCCACGCTTTTCGCCAATTCTTGACAGATTGTTAGGAAACTCATGGCGTCACCCCATAAACCCGGACCCGCGCGCGCGAATAGCGGGCGGTCATATCATCTGCCTTAGCCTCGGCAATCGCCCCATCCAGCAACGCCTTGGTGGCGCTCGCCAGATCGGCATTTTGCGTCTGCTTTGCAGCTTCAAACCCGACAGCGTATAGGTAAACCTCTGGATATTTGGACAACAGCCAATTTGTCGCCGTGATCGAAGTACCCAGTGGCGGGATCATCGCGTAGAAATCAAGTGTCAAATCGCCAGCAAAGGCCAGCGTCACGAGCTCATCGCCTTGGATGGAGTAATACCGCCCAGACCGATCTTGCGCGGCTTGCTGGACGTATTCCGCCCCGGTGGCGTCATAAAGCCCGATCACCTCCGCCAGATTGGTGGGGATTGGCGCGCGACCGTCAACAAATGTCACAGTAGCACTGGTGATTTGCGCCCGCATCCGCAGGGTTCGATTTAAGCGGCTTTCCGCAATCGCCAGCAATCGCGGGAATACGTCCGCTATGCCGGGGTCTTTGACATGCTCAATGACCGCCGTGCGCAGGTCAATGAAGTCGGCAAACGCATCCGTTGCATAGGCCATCAGACGCGCCCCTCTTTAGTGCGCCATGCGCGGTTGTCGCTATCATTTAGCCACTTTGAGACAAACTTGTCATCGCCCGCAGAATGGGCCGGGACCAACTGATCCCATGCGATTGCCTTTGGAATTGACGCGATCATATGCCAGTCGCCCTTCCAGTTATTCGCAGACATATTGCGCTGCGCCTTATTCACGTCTGCAATCGCGTCACAATGCGTGTCTGTCCGGGAGGTGATAGACCCATCATCGTTGCGGCGGGTCCAAACGTATTTACCCGCGCGAACATCCGCAGAATGAAGCGTCCAATCACCATCCCGAACAATCATAGAAACTACTCCGTTTCGCTCGGCGCATGGGCCAAGATGCCCTTTCCCATGCCGTCAATCAACACATCTTTCGACACGTCAACAACGGCCCCGGCATTGTGTCGCTCGCCGTTTTCATCCCAATAATCGCGCAGGATAACCGCTTTCACCGTGTTTTCTTCTTTAGCCATGGGGGCCTCCATTAGATGAGGGGCGGGCCGTTAAGCCCGCCCGGTTTCATTAGCTAGCCGCAGTCATGCCGAACACGTCAGCAACCACGCCCAAGCCTTTTTCGTTCGACACTTTCAGCGCGCCCTCGCCAATGAGGACGAACTTGTTCGCATCGCCCGTGCGCGAAACCAACTTGTCCTCTTGGATTTTGTCCAGCCAGCCCCACTTGAGGAACTCAGGGTCAATGAAGAACACGTTGCGCGCCAAGGCCGCCGATCCGGACTGCACCACGTTTTCGTGGAACATGACCTTGCCGTGCGGGCCAAGATAGACATCGGCGGTCGCAACCATCGTGTTCTCTTCGCCCTCTTTCGCCGCATAGCGGAAAGCCGCAACGTTGGCGTCGGACATGAACGTTGCGAAAACCGACTTGATATAAAGCGATCCAGAAACGTGCTTGAACTTAGCGCCGTTTTGCGCGCCCTGTTGCATCACACCGTCCATCAGCAGCTTAGTGAAAGCGCGTTGGGTGCCGTTGGTTGGGGCAGCAGTCAGGCCCGTGCCTGTGTTGTAGCCACCGTTTGCGCCAGTCGCGCCGCGCGATGCGTTGGACGCGATCCACGACGACATCGACGCGCTCTTGCGGGTTGCGCCCGCAACAGAGGCGTTTGGCGAAAGGATCGACCATTCCACATCGCGGCGAATTTCAACGCCCTTTTTGACCTTTTGGCGGCGGGTTTGTTCGTGCGAACCCGCATTGTCAACGCGGTCCTGCGTCCGCGAGATAATGCCTTCTTTGCGCAAGATTTGGGTGTAGTTACCCATGCGCACGGCTGGCGTAGTAGCACCAAACGTATATTCATCGCCTTCCAACTGCGCGTTATCGCCCGGCGCAGCCAAGGAATCGGTTTCCCATTCAGGGTGGATGCCCGTGAAGGTTTCCTTTTCGATCATCGAATAAATCGGGGTGTCTTCCCGATCAATCATCGACACGACATTGTGCAGCGTTTCGCGGTTGCCCTTGGCGCTGGCAGACTGGAAGGTGTTTGCAATGGTAGCCATTATGCTACGTCCTTTTATGGGGGGTTAATCGAACTCAATCCGCAATGCGTCCTTCATGGACCCAGACCGGGCGAGCTTCTTCATACCCTCAGCATTCCGATTCCCACCTTGAGCCTGACCGGGCCTGCGGGGGGAAACTTGCGGCGCGGCCTGAAGTTTGGCCTTTGCCGCATCGCGCGTTTTAACCGCATCCATGCCGATCTTGGCATAGTGAGCCATGGCGAAAATTCGGTGATCAGTGACCTTCGAAAGTTCGTCATTGGAAAAGCCCATATCATTTGCGACAGCCGCCGCATTTGAAAAGAACTTATCCCGGCCTTCCCTCGTGGCAATCGCGGGGAACCGATCTTGCAACATGCGGTTTTCTTCCGCCAATTGCGCCGCTTGGTTTTCCGCAGTGATCGCCGACTTGATTTGCTTGGGCTGTGAGCCGATCTCAACCAATGACTGGACCTGCGCCATAGCCGCCTGATGCTGCGCCAGTTGGCGCGTGTAGGCGTTAGGATCGCGCAGGGCCAAAGCATGATCGGGGGCTTCGGGCACAAGCTTAGTGAGGTGGTCAATAAACGCTTCGGTGATGCCTTCGATACGCTGAAGGTTCGCTTCCACCGCTTGACGGCTTGACGCCAGTTCTTGCGATTTCCGCGTGTAGTCGGCTTGACGTAGATTCCCTTGCAAAAGGTCGGAAACCTTGGCCGTGGTGCCGTCCGCCATCTTGACCACCGCATCAAGCGGGGCCTCAACTGCAGCGGCTTCACCGACATCGGCCTCTTGGGCCGCTTCTTCTGTCCCATCTTCGGTCGCAGCGGTTTCGGGGGCTTCTACGTTATCCTCTTCGGGGTCGTAGTAGTCCCACTCCCCTGTGGTATCGGGTGCTTGGGCGGTGACTTCTTCAGTCCCATCGTCTGGGTTGTTGATATCGTCTGTCATAGTGCGCCTTTAGGCTTGGGGCGGTGCTGCATTATGCAACCACCGCTTTTCGTTCGCGGTTGCTGCGAAGGAGATCCTTGCAATCGGAACGGAAAGAACGAACCGCCTGAATGCGCAGCTGGCACTCATGGCGGGCTAAGTCATTGGCGGCGTAAACCATGCGCTCGATAGCCGATGCTTCGAGTTCATTCATGATTACGCTGAAAAGCGGGTTTGCAAGCATTTGCTCGGCGAGGGACATGCGGTCTTTGTCTGTCATTTAATCCACCAGCAGCAAAAGGGCCTCGAGATCGCGCTTGCGCCGCATTACACGACGGGCGGCTTCCACGGCCTGCATTTGTTCGGCAATATAGCGCGCAATTTCCGAATAGTCCACAGTCGGAACCGCAAGCCGCTGGGCGATACGCTGCACCGCGTCAATCTGTGGTGCAAACGCGGGCCAATCCATCAACCTATCGCTGGCCTCGGATAGAATGTCATCGGCAACAGCTTCGCGCGCATCCTCTGACTTTGGCGCGGCGGCTTTGATCCGGTCGATGCTTTGCTCTAGCCATTCATCGGCTTTGTCGGCCCAGAATTTGCGCGCCGCCCCGGCTGACCTAAAAGCGTCATCGCCGCGACCGCCCGTTGCCGACGCGGCCCCAGATGCAATGCCCGCAAGCAGCGCATAGGCATAGGATACCGTCACTCCGCTTGCCGTGGCATTGGCCTCGCCAGACGCGGCCCCCGGCAATAGCGAGTAGGCCAGCGGCAACGCCTGCCCCTGCGCTTGGGACGCCGCCTGCGCGGCCCCTGCAATGATCGAATAGCCGATGCCAACGGTTGCGCCGCTGGCCTGCGAAGACGCCGTTGCCGCGCCGGATATTATGCTTTCCGCATAGGATATGGTTGCGCCGTCGGCTGTCGCGTCAATAGCGCCGCCGCCAGATGCAGCGCCGGGAAGTAGTGACAGCGCATACCCCAGACTTGCGCCGGGGGCTGTTGCGTCTACCGCCCCAGAGCCTTGAGATATGAATTCATAGCTGAACCATCCTTCATCAGTTGACAGCTTGTCAAACCAGCCTTCCGGGGCAATATCAGCACTGAAAACCCCGCCTGACATTACCGCTCCGCTACCGATATTTCACCAGCAACAAAGGTTGCAGTTGGCGCGCTGGCAAGGACGCAATGCAGCAAGGCCGTGCCGTTATAAATTCTGATCCCCGGCGACCCGACAACCTTTTGCGCGGTCACGTTAACAATGGTTGTGCCGATTGTCGCAACATCGCGCGTCACCATCATGCTAACAGACCCCGTCGCCAATGAGGTGCCAAGCGTCACAGACTGGATCGAACGAACGCCACGATCCCCCGCCGCTAGGTTAAACCAAATCAGCGTTCCGTTAACAGGTGTTGCAGGGATTTGCGAACCGACAATTGCAGATAGCGTTGCCGTGCGACCAGCAACCCCGTCCGAATTGGTATAGGAAACAGTAGTGTTGCTGATCACCGCCGCATTGGTCGCAGCCGCCGTAAACAGCATGGCGATATTGCAGCCCTCGCCGTTTGTGGTGCCGTTAATGTCGCGAGCGGGGAGCGTCGGCTGTGTGATCGCCTGCGCGGTAAGCGTTGTCACCACAAGACCACTATTCACCCAAAGCACATCAAACAAAAGGTGCGAGTGGTTAACTGATGCCGCCATTTGCAGTTCGGTGATAAAATTAGCCCCGGCTGCGGGGTTCTTAATCGGGATACACCCGAAGTCAGGCGATACCGTTCCGTCGGTGTTGCGGCCATTTAGGCCGGGTGTGCCGGGGTTCCATGCGCCCGGAAAGCCGCCATCCTTTGACGTGCAATACCAATAGCCAGCCGCATCGGGGGCGGTTGTGGATTTCATGAGGCCAACTGAAAAACCATTGTAAGCGCCAAGGCCCGCCGGGGGATATTCTGCCCCCTGCGCGTCACGGTGCGCCCATCGACCTTCCTCGTTGAAGATCATGTTTTCACCGGGCAACAAGGTGAACGCCATGAGTTCAATCGCGGTTGTCCCGTCAAAATGCTCTACAGTAACCGAACAAGACGCGCTTGCATGGTCATTGGTAATGTTGAGGTGCTTGACGTTGCGCTTCACCCCAGCGCCGGGGGATGGGACAACCGTCGTTGTTGCCGCTGTCGTGATGTGTGGCGTGTTGACGGGATCGGGCACAGAAACAACCGTTCCGGCAATATCAACAACAGAGGCGTGTACCTCAATTTGAGCCGCTGCCGATGTGACAATGCGAATGACTGACGTTTGGGATAGGATCAGCATTAGTTCTGCTTCCTTAGCGTCGAGGCCGTCAGCGTGAACGTGCCGACAGTGGTTGAAACATCAGCGCCGAAGTCAATCACCGCAATGATTTCATCAGCCGAAGCCGCGCCGCCCCGCGATTTGTAATAGACCGCCTTGCGCGCCGTGATCGTCGATGCCGCCCAAGTGGTGCCGCCGAGTGAAATATCAACTCGGTCGTTTGCCGTATCCACTGCGCCAACCGTCACCGTCACAGTGTTGCCGCCAGCCGTATAGCCCGCGCCGACCACTTCGCTTGTGATGTCCGACCGCTTGGTGTGGGTGTCTTTGTTTTCGGTATACGCCGATGTTGTCAGCATAACCTTGAATGTGTCGGTGTCGTAGTCCACCCCGCCGATTGCCTCGTCACGAAGCGCGCTGTTGAAAATCAAGGATGCCATCAGTTCACCGCCGCGTCATAGGGTTCAAGTCCGATTATATCGCCGTTGCCATCGCGCACGATACGCTTGGGCCGTTGCGCGCCTTGCAGTTGATCACTCACCGCCCCGACCATCGCGGAAACCTGCTGCAAAACCTGCATCATCTCATTGCCGCGCGCGTCAACGGGCGAGCCGTCCTCGCTTTGGGACATGCCAAGCTTGGTGAATTCAAGCCGCTGATTTGCCGCCAGTTCCTCGCGCTTAAACGCCAATTCCTGCGAAGCTAGCATAAGCTGCGTTTCGCGCTCCGCCTGCTTAACCGCAAGATCGGCTTCCATTTGCGCCGCCTCTTTCTGCGTGCTGGCCTGCATTTTCGCCTGTTCAAGCTGCATGGTGGATTGCAGCTTGGCCTGCTCGACCTGCATATTGGCCTGCATTTTCGCTTGCTCAATCTGCATGGTCGCTTGCATTTTCTGCGCGTTTGGATCGGGCGCGTTCTTGGCCGCGTCCAGCTTGGCCTGCACTTCTTCGGGGTTCGGATCGGTGAAGAACATGCTTGGGTTTTTCACGCCCGCCGCCTCGACCATCCGCACCGTCGCGTTGTAAACCTGATCAGGCTTCACAAATGGGTTATCAGGCCCAAACGCCATAATCATCTTTTCCTGCATTGCCATGATTTGCTGCATCATCATCATGTCGCGCTCACGGGTGCCCGCGCCTAGGCCCGTGTTAACCGTGCAATCCATTTCAGAATTCCAGTCGCGCGGGTCAACCTGCACCCACTTGTTGCGAAGCCGAACCGTGCGCGGGATGTCTTGATGCCGAATAATCATGCGCAAAAGCCCACGGAACAGCCGCTTAAGCCCATCCGCCGCCGTCTTAACCATCAGTTCAGTCTGCCCGATGCCAGCCTGTTCAATCATGGCTGACGCCTTGGCCGTCATGTTTTGTAGAGCATCAGGCGCAAGGCCAGCCGATGCGTCACTTACGCCCGTGCGGTCCTGCGCTTCCTTGTCCATGTATTCCATCATGGCGAAGGAATTGGATGCCACGAATGGAACCTGATTAAACCCAAGCGCCGCCCGAACGTCCACCCCTTGCCGAACACGGATAGGCAGGCCGAATTCAGGGTTCATCACCGCGTCCATATTGGATACAACGCCCTCTTGCACCGTCGGCTGTGGGTTGTTTTGCCAATAGATGTTATCGAGTGTTTGACGCAGCAGCACGGTTTTAACCCGCTGCAAATCCATCAGGTCGTCAGCGAGCGACACCGCTTCCCATTGGTGCGGTTGGCGCATCACGCAGATATCGGTGAATTGCACCTCATCGCATTCCTCGTCGGAAAGCAGGTGCCGCTCTGTCAGCCCGCCTGCAAAGCACATATGGTGCAATTCGGCAATGCCGTCGCCGTCCATGTCAATTCGAACAAAAAGGTCGTAGTAATCTACCTCGGAATTCGGCCCGGTTTCTTCCGCCTCGCGCGTGATATTATCGCGGCGAATGTCGCGTTCTGTGTCGTCCTCGTCAGCCGTTGGCAGATCGCGGATAAGCTCGAAGTCGTAGCCCATTGCGACAAGATCGCTCTTGCGCATGGTCGTCTTTTCGCCTGTCAGAATGCTATCGTCTAGCGTCACGGCGTCGGGGTGGATCAGGAACCGTTCGCGCGGAACCGCAGCAATGCGGGTTTTGCGGCTTGTGATTGCCCGCTTGATCTTGCAGTCATAGACGGTGACAACCTGCTGTTGCCCGCCCTCTTCAACCGTTTCTTGCCGCTCGGATCGCTCCACAACCTCAACGCCATCTTCACCGATCAGTTGCAAAACCGCGTCCTCGGTCAAGCCAGAGTGTGACGAAAATGCGGCAGTTTTCTTTTCCTCAAACCACCATTTGATCACGCCATTTCGGTGCAAAAGCGCGTCATGAATAGCGTCATAGATCGCGTTGCGGCCATCGGATTCAGGGATAACAACGTAGTTGATGTAATCGGATGCCTGTTTAGCGGCTTCCTCGTCGCCCTCACCCACGGGCATGAATTCGACAACCTCGTCGGCATTCAAGATCGTGCGAACAATGGAAGGGAGCACCCGCTTAATATTCGCCCGAACATCGCGCGTCACCATGCTGGACTTGCCCTTGTCGCTAGGCGTGTCGGCCATAGTGCCTTGATAGTATTCCGTCGCTCGGATGCGGTCTTTTGACTGGCTTTCCGCGTGGCGCTCGGCCTCACCCACCAAATTCGCAATGATCTTGATATCAGCCATTAGACCACCTTGCGCCGTTCGAATTTCGGTTCTGTCTTGCCAACGATTGGCAACTCATAGGCAACAGCAGCAAGCCCGAAAGCATCGGCCCCATGGCTTGACCAGTCATGATCTGGGCCAAGGCCGATACCGCGCTCTGCATCCCGCTTTTCATGATACCAGCCTATTGCGTCAAGTCCTGCGGAACACTTATCATTAAACCACATGCTTGGGAATAGGCGTCGCGCTGCCTCTACCCGGCGCATTGCCGCCCCTGCCCCTTGGTTGGCAACAACCTGCACTTCAAAGCCAGCGGCCCGCAGCGCGCTCTCATAGCTTACATCATGCACCCGGTCATTGGTTGCCCCATCATGGGGCAGGACACACAGAGCCGCGCCGTAGCCATTAGCCTGCAACCATGCAACGTGCGTGGCAAGCGGCTGGCCTTGCGCCTCGTAGTAATCGAGGAAACGCAGTTCCCTCCCGACATACTGAACAATCCAGATTGCGCAGGCGTCAGCTTTAGCCCCGGTGCCGCCAATATCCCAGATCGCGCGTTTTGTCATGAGTGGATCAGCGGCAACCCGGCCAATGCGGCCCTCCGCGCGGGCCAACGTTAGTGCTGCTGCAAAGTATGCCCCCTCAACTACACTCACATAATCGCCTTCCCAGATATGCGGGTATTGGTCCGGCCTATCGCGCAAATCCCTCTGGCGGACACGCTCAAGAACATCAGGAAACCACGGGTTGTCTCGCCAATTGATGCGGACATATTTAACGCGCGGGTCCGTTGAATCCTTGAACCGCTTTTCGACTGGCGCATTTTTCCGCTTGGAATTCCACGTTACCCAAAGTTCGCTGTCTTCTTCCCGCAGCGTCGGGATTAGCGTTGTCCAAGCCTCATCGGTTACTGGTTCCGCCTCATCGACCCAGCAAAGCAAAATGCGCGCCTTAGATTTGACGCTGGCAATGTTCCGGTCAAGGCCTGTAAATGTGTAGTAAACCCGCCCACTTTTCGTTTTGATGTATTTCTCGCCAATATCAAAAGCGGCCATAAGCCAAGGCTCTGACCTGATAGCCGCCTTGACTTCCTCAAGCGATGAATCTGACAGCGAGTTCATAAACTGGCGACCGCATAGGATTTGGCCCGACCGCCCTGCCTTGTCCCACATCATCGCCCGCACGGCTGTCATTTTTGCAAACGTGCGGGTTTTCGCGGAACCCCGCCCCCCGTCAGCCGCGCGAACGTCAGCCTCCCCCTCAAACAGTGGAACAAGCTTTTCTGGCAACTCCAATCGAACGGTTGTCACTTGCCGCCCGCAACAAGTTCAATGCGAGTAATAACGTTCAGTGGGTTTTCAGGATCACCCACGACAACGCTAGGCAAAATCTTACCCAGAAGGCCCATAAATGCGCCGGGGTTTTCGATTGCCTGAAGCGTCAGATACCCGACAGTTCCGCCTTCGCCACCCGCTGCCTCTGCTGCCTCAA